GCGCTGAACTGTGCGCTTGTGACGGTCAGAAATTATGCCTTTAACTTCACGGCGAAAGTTGTATCCAAATTCCATTGGACCCCAACCATAGTTGATTGAGTTTGCCGCTAGTCCGTTATCCGCATCTCCGTCATAAAAGTTTATAAAGCCAAAGATTTCACCAGACTTGGTTTTGACGTTGCTGCTGATACCTGCTTTCAAGTCACCGCTGGCGACAGGCACGATTGAACGCGCTTTTCTGGCACCAAAAGCAACCGTCGCGCCGATAGATTTCTCCAACGCCTTGTGCGTCTCTTTCGGCAAGTCTTTCATTTGCCGCATTAGCTTTTTCTGGCCAGTTACCTTCACGACGCAACACCCTTTTCGAGAACAAACTCAATCATGGTGTCTTTGGCGTCAACTTGGATTGCGTCTTTGATGGCCCACGTAATGCCGCGAGCAACAACACGATCAGCGGATGTCACAGCCATCGTTACACTATCAGAGCGCACGCGAAGTGTGGCGAGGGCCACGTCTTGCAAAGAACCGCCAGAAATGCGCTCACGGCCCTTTTGCTCGCGCAAATCAGCCGATCTAGCCGCCAAGTCAGACCATCCGCTATAGACGTTGCCATAACTGTCAGAAGCGCCCTCAGAGAGCCGCTGAAAGGTAACGCGGTCACGTAAGAGACCAGCCTTAACCATACCAAGTTTCCTTGTGGATATTTAGCAACTCCATAAAGCCAAAAGGAATATCAGCAAGTTCGTCCATTTGGGTTTGCTCGCGGTTGTCATACCAGTGGCCGATCAGAAGCATTAAGGCGTGACGCAAAGTGTCAGGCACGTCAGAAGATGCGTCGCCGTAGCCAATCACATATTCAATCTTGATAGCGTCATCGCGCTGCTGCGCCACAGGCCAATTAAAACCAGATTTGGGCGAAACAGTTGTTTTTGAAGGTATGCCAAAAACGTCAAAGTGAGACAGATTGTCAGTCTGCAAGTTGCCATCAACATCATAATATTTAATGGCCGAAACGCTTTGCACTGGGCCAAGCAAAAGCGCAATGGTCTGGGTCGGGTTTGGACCCATCCATTGCGCCCAAGTTTGAGTGATAATACCCTTGCCCAGCGCACCCTTTGCGTCGGTAAACGCCACCGCCACAGAAATAAGCCGTGCAATCAATGTATCATCGTCAGAATGCTCAACGCGCAACTGTGCCTTAACCTCGGTCAACGAGATCGGGACCGTTGCTGGCGCTGTGACTAATTGGTTTCTTTCGTGATCCTGCAAGGCCATGTTGTTCAGTCCTTAACGGCTTTTCGTGTGACAATCTTTTTAACGGCTTTTTCGGGTTTTGCAGCGGCAATAAATTCAGCGATGCCAGCTTTTACAAAACGAGCGGCTTCAGCTTCATTGCAATCAATCAAGTCGCCTTGGTTGTGCGAGAAATCAATGCCAGCCATCGACGTTAGAAGTTTAACCTTTGGCATGAGATGCCCTCCAGAATGAGTAAGGAGGGGCCGTGAAGCCCCTCCCGTGTCTTATGATGCTGCTGTGATCAAGTGCTTGATCGCGGCTGTGTTGGATAGAACACCGTCGAAACGGATGTAACCCAAGATGCCGAAGTCAGGAGCAAAACGCTCGCGTGCAACGTAGATGCTTGGTGCGCCTACTTTGCGGACGTAGAACTTGGACATGTCACCAAACAACATAACCTTTTTGGCTGCTGCGAGGCTGTCCATTGCTTGGTTGACTACAACATTGTAGCCCAACAAGTTCTGTGGAACGCCTTGCTGATAGTTGCCCATCTGCCAAAGGTAGTTGCCGTTGCCGTCTTTCAGCTTACGAACTGCTGCCAAAGTGCTGTCATTCATCATGATAGCTGTGTTTGGTGAAGTGCGGTATGCTGGATCAACAGAGTGGATGAAATCAATGATTTCGTCTGCTGTTACGGCTGCAACTGCTGCTGCTGTTTTACCAGCGGCTGAGTTTGTGACGATACCTTCAACATCAGAAGAACCAGAACCAGTTGTCAACTTGCTGTTAGCGATGCGGCCAAGGCGCTCACCAATCAACTCGCCCAAAAGGCTTTCCATGTTCAAGATGCTATCTGCGTTCAATTCAGCAGACCAACGAATCCACTCAGAGTCAAACGAGAACGCGCCAACAGACTTCTGACCGAATGTAGCGTCTTTGCCACCGTCGTCAGTAGGCTGTGTGCCTTCAGTGTGTGCAACCGCAGTCACGGCTGTGTCATCAACAGTTGGAATGTTGAATGGGCGGCCATCTGTTGAGTTGATCACTGTGAACAGGCTGTTGTCGTACATCGGGCCAGTTGCAATCATTGCTTTTTCAATAAATGCTGCAAGCTCGGTTGGTACGGTGTAACCACCAGCGGAGTCAGTTGAACCAACTTGTGTGCGGTTTTCGCGTAGTACGTTGCGAACTTCTGCATCAACGTGGGAATCGCCACCCGCTGCAATCATTTCAGCAAATGCAGCGCGATAGTCCATCTTGAAGCCTTCGTCTACTGCTGGAGCAGAACGGTCTTCAAATGTTGGACGACGATCAAGATCGACAGCTTCACCAGCGCGGATTGCTGCTTCAACTTTACCAAGACGCTCTGCTTTTGCGCCGAGTTTGTCGTGATCAGCCATCATGGCGTCAAATTCACTTTCAATCTCAGCAGCGCGAGCCTCTGGAGTTGCGTCTGTTACTTCAGACAATTTTGTGCGAGCCTCAGTGGCGATGTTCGCCATTTGCTCCCGCAATGTTTTAAGATCAGCCATGCTGCATCCTTTCATTTGCCTTGCCCAAGGGCGGTGTGGAGGGCAAACAGCGGGAACCGCCGTTATCCTTACAGCTTAGACTTCATACGAAGCCGACGTGCCGCTTGAACCTTTGTTTCACTTGCGCGGTGTGCCTCAAGTGAACGTAAACCAATGTCTGTGCCTTCATACGCAGGCGTCGTTACTATTGCCACATCGTAAAGCTGCAAGTCTTGAATAGTACGTTTTGGAAGGTCGCCGCTGTCGTCCCACTCTTGACGAGTAGGAACAAACGCAAACGACATTTTGTCCAAATCGCCACGCTTCATTTTTGGAACAATGCTGCGAACGTCTGGATCATCGCTGGCGAGATCGGTCTCAATAAACAAACCGCGCTCGTCTTCAGTTAGGCGAAGCGTACCTGATCGCGTACGTGCCAAGGGCAGACCGTCGTGATTGATTAGGAATACAACGTCATCTTGGCGCTCAAGTGCGCTCGCAAATGCGCCGCGCTCAATTACCTCAGTGAACATTCCGCCAATGTTGGTTTCTTCGCCAAAGATTGCGGCATAACCAGAAACGCTAATTGTCTCGCCATCTTCCTCACGCACTTCCAGCGCCTGTGGTAACGCACGGGTTTCAAATTCAACCATCTTGGTCTCCATTATTTTGATCGGATGATACCACAGAACTTTGCTCTGCGTCAGCCTTTCCTTCTTTTCCCGATTTAAGCGTAACAGGTGTGCGCGTTCCCTCTTGCGCACTCCACAAAGACTTAGCAGATTGCGACAACTCAGGAAGCTGCAACTTTGATCTCAAATCTTGCTCGTCTTCAACTTGCGGCGTTAAAATTCCAGAGCGAATAGCCACGCCATAATCATTCATATTGATTCCGCCGCCACCTTCGCCAGATTGGCTGTTGATGGAAACAGTTGCGCCTTGAATCATCAAGTCATCACCGTTTTCCATTGGCTCCATATTCTCAATCGTGCGCACTTCATTTGGAGTGCGGATTGCGTTCTGGATTGTGGTTGCGTGCGCGTCCATGCGAGTCTTGAAATCACCGCGCAACAAGCCATCAACATTGAACTCAATATATTGCTTGGACCCACGCGGGAACAGCTTCAAATTCATTTCTTGCTCAACTTGCTCAATCCAACGCTTGAGCGTGTGCTTCACAAAGTGCAAATCTTGCTGCTCTGTGTTGCTAAACGTGCCGTGCGTTAAATCCTGCAAGAATACTGGCGGCAAGCTGTAAACCCGTGCGATCTGTTCAATGCTAAACCGCTGCAACTCAATAAGCTGCATTTGTTCTGGGTTAAAACCAATCTGTTTCATTTCGTGGCCCATTGGCAGAGCCATGACTGGTCGGCCTTCGCGAGCCAACTTTTCAGTTGTCTTTGCAACGTCCTCAGACGCTCTTTGTGCCGCAGCGCCGCTTTGGAACGGACCCTGCAAGACAACAGGCGGGATGCCACCTGACTGAAACGCCTTTGCGCCGTATCGGCTGGCGGCAATAGCCATTCCGATTGCATCGCGGTTTGTCGCGATAGGCCCACGCACGTCCAAGCCGTTTGACTTGAGCATAAATGGCACGTCAATTACTTCGCTTGCGGCGTATGTCTGGCCCTTGCAGAGATAAACGCGGGTCTGGCGCTTGCCTTCTGTGCGATGTTCAACGCGAGTGTAGGCTGGATCAAGCGGCCAAAGGTTTTTGACAGCGCCGTTTTCGGAGCGTTCGATGTAAGTAACGCAGCGCCCACCAGTAAACACTTGGTCAAACATATACTTGCGCCACTCAAAAGACGACATTGTGTCATTGGCTGCGTCGTGAAGTATGTTTTCAAGCGAACCAGTTAAACGCTTTCGACCCTTAGATGTCTTGCGGTAAACATGCAGCGGCAAACCAGCCAGCGTGCCGCTTAAAAAGTTGACCGCAGCCCATACAGCAGGCACGCCAAGCGCCGTGTCAGTGTTGACCGTAACGCCAGCAGTGGATGATAATTCACCCCAACCCATAACCTGCAAAAAGTCAGCCGCAGACACGGGGGCGTTGGGGTTTTCAAGATTTCGACTTTCCACTTTGCGAAAGCGGTCAAATAGAGCCATGCGAGCGTCCTCGATATTTACAGCAACTTAGCACATCAACTGTTGATCGTAAAGGTTTCGTCATCCCACGGCGAAGATGCCACAAGACCCTCGCCCATAGCCTCTACGCCAAGCGCCATTGCGAGGGCAACCAAGCCGTCAATTCTGCCAATAGACTTTGCCTTGTTTAGCTTTCGGTTGCCTGCTGGGTCGCGTTCCGCCACCGCGTTCGCCGCGCACATATTTAAGACTGGATTGTTGCCGTGCTTTAGCTTGTGATCAACCACCAGCCGCTCCAGCTTGTCCACAGCGGGGGCCATGTCTTTAAATCCCTGACCATACGGCTGCATCGGCAACTGCACGCCAATGTTGTCTAGCTCGCGGGTGAAATCGTTAATGCGCCAGCGGTCATACGCCATAAGCTGCAAGTCAAAGTTCTCAGCGGCTTCCGCAACATGTTGCGCAACAACAGCAGGCACAATCACGGGACCGTCGATCAAAGTGATAAATCCTTGCTTGGCCCAAACGTCATATGGAACCTTGTCTTCTTTTGCACGTTCACGAATACCATCGGACGGCATAAAAAACTGCGGGACAATGTGATAACCGCCGTCAGTGTCAGGAAAAGCCATTACAAATGCGGTTAAATCTCGGCTGGATGAAAGGTCGAGGCCAGCAAAACACGTCATTCCGCTTTCAATTTGAGGCGTTTCACTGTTTGCTTCCCACTCGCCACGGCTCAAGAATGGGCTGGTTGCCTCAATACGCTGGTTTAAAAACAGCCAACGAAAGCTGTTTTCTTTAGCTGGCAGTCGATCAGCTTGCCTTGCAAAATCTTCAATGTCTTTAAGGCTGCGAAATTCGCCCAGCGCAGGGTTGGATGCCTTCCAAGCGACCTTGTCCATAACCTCGCAGTCTTCTGGCGCGGTGTAAACATGGCTAACGATCCGCTTGTCCTTGGCATTGGCCGCGTCATCCAGCCAAATGCTGAACAAGTCGCCATCTGTTGCCGCCTGCGTGCTGATTGCAATCAACAGCGGATCGTCGTGCGCACCCTGCGCAGTCTCGATTGCCTCAATAAAGCTGTCAGTCGGGCCGCGAACCTGACCGACCTCATCCAAGATCGCCAACACAGGCGACAGACCGTGCGCCGTTCCAGCTTCAGCACTGATTGCTTTATATTCTACATTCATCGGCAACCCGACCAACGACTTCTGCGACGGCACAATTTTGATAACGCGAGAAAGGCGCGGCGACAACCTGACAATCTTTTCGGCCAGCTTAAACACAAGGGCGGCTTGATCACGGCTGCGAGCGCCGCTGATGATCTGGCTGTTCTGACGCGCCTCTGGTCCTACTATATGGGCAAGCAAAATTGCAGCAATTAAGGCAGACTTGCCGTTCTTCCTTGCCACCGACAGGTATGCACGGCCCGTTCCTTTTGGATTGTCGTATATGTCCAAAATAAACTTGCGCTGAAACGCCAACAACTTGATAGGCTTGCCGACCAGCTTACCCTCTGGCACTGGGCAAAAAACCTCAATAAACTGGCAAACCTTTTCACCTCGTGTCATTAAGCGGCTCTGCATTCACTCGACAACTTTGCCCAGTGAAGTTTTTTAGATATGCGCCTGACTTTACGCCTTAAATCGCCGTCAGATATTGATCCAGTAATTAACATTTTGTCCAATAATTGCTCAAGCGCGTCAGCCTCTTCTCCTTGCAGCATTATATTACGCATTTTCTTTAGCCTTAAATGGTTCGCCCGTCGCCTCAAGCACGGCTGTTTTTCCTGTAAATTCCTGCCATCGCTGGATGATGACGTCACAGTATTTAGGATCAAGGTCCACCATCATGCAATCACGGTCAGTTTTCTCACAAGCAATAAGCGTCGATCCACTCCCGCCAAATAC